GTTCATGCGCCTCTCCTAATTAAGTTTAGGAGGGACTCAGTTCCAATCTTTCAACTGGAACTGATACTCTAGCACGGATGCCAATCCGTGAGAGAGCGTCCAATCTGATTTCCAAGTCTTCGGACGGCGAGACTCGATATAATGTCGAATAAATCCGGCATCATATTCTGCCTTTGCAGTCCAAAGTTTTGGATCTGGATTGGAACGATCCAACAAACCGATATCGATACAGACGCTACCAACCGCCCACCATGTGTTGCGATAACCCCAGACCGATTCGTAAACAGCTTTCGCTATACGGTTCGGTAAAGGGCCAATCACAATCATTGGAGTTAGCGGTTCATAGGTAGCGAGCATCGTTCGGATGTTAGACGCATCGGTCAGAGTACAATCGTCGTGCGTTGTAATAACAAATTGCATGGCGAACTCCTGAGTTGAAAAACTATGGGAGAGATGCACTCTGATCAGCCGATACCAAGCTGATCAAAGAGATCCCAAAGAAGACCACCGGTTTACCAGTAGTCTTCCAGGTCCTCAATGACCTTCTTGATGTCGGCGTGGGCAAGAACATTCGCGAAGATTGCGCGGAGGTCTTTACGCTCCGCGTTAGTTCCTCGCTCAGGCAGAAGCCACGTCGAGTTCACACGATGCACATAGGCAATCGTGGGAGCCGGCGGGATGCCTGTTCCAGTTGCAGCGGACGTCGATTCGAGCGTAGGCCAGCCGACGTTAAGGTCGACACGGTATACGCGTCCTTTCGGGTCGCTAGCCTGCCCAGTATTACCTGGGAGAGGCCGGCGCATCCGTACCATGATCGAGTTGAAGCCGATGGCAATGCCACCAGCTTTATCCTCGAACAAGGACGAATTGTCCACTTCGGTGGAGGGGTTGAACGTGTGGGCGACAGGTGTCGCTTTACCGTCATTGACGGTGATTGCGGCCCGTGCGGGCATAGGATCCCCTTTCAGGGAATAGTGTTGCGGGTGATCAGCCCAAATCCTCTTTCAGGCGTGAGAACGCCGTTACTATAAGGAGATCAACACAAGCTTCATCACTTCCGATGACCACCTCTAGGTATCTTAGTTTCGATACCGCCGAGAAGGATCGTTCTGATAAGTGAAGCTGCGGATAAGATCCGCGAAGCACCAAGGTGAACATCTATCTTCGGAAAAACTGGCAGGGGAAACCCTGTCAATATCACTCGGCTCTTGGAAGCGAGTGTCCGATGGGCTCTCTGGTAATAGGAACTCTCAGAATATTGAGAAGGTCCAGTAAAGCTGAGATCTACAGTGTATGTCTCATCGACATCAAAGTAGTGAAGCTTCGTGACATAGCCTCTTTTGAAGACTAGGCCCGAAGCCAGAGCAGCTTCAAGATTCTCCAGATAGCCCCCGATATTCCAGAACCAATCAACGACGAATGACAAGGGAAGCAATTCCCAAGCAATCGATGCTGGGTTGAGACTGGTCAATCGTGATAGATTGAAGGCATCAAGGTTGTTGATTTCAACAGTCACGCCAATTTCACAACGCTCTACACGAGTTCCCTTATAGGAAAGCGTGGAGGTACCCTTATGCTGCGGAAATTGCAGATTTGGGTAAGAGGTGTTAAAGCCCGCGGGAAGTTCTAAGCGACGGGAAGCTCTTGCCTTAAAGTCCATCTCCATAAATTGGTGAACCTGAAAGTTCACCAAATTGTAGATGTCTTGGACAAAAGGCTTCCAGCCGTACTTATAGCTTAACCAGGCCTTAGCCATCTCGAGTGAAGGATTTTGTGACAGTTGTCGCCAACCTCCCATCAAAGCTTGTCTCTTAGCTTTGATAGCATACGCTATCACGCCTTTTACAGCGTGAATCATCTGGGCAGACTCTCTGGCTTCAGCAAGCATAAGAGCGATGTTAGTCTCTGTTTGCTTGATATCGTCATAGAGTTTAGCTATCGCCTTATTGTAC